GAAAATAAAAAGCCTTCTATGTAACCCAAACCATTCCAAATATCCAGTACGTCCATCCATCATTACCTCATCTGTAATTGCCTAACTAACTTCGTATCATTCGTTGTTGCTCCCACCAAGTAACCTAACACCATACTGTTACATCCAACCAAATGTGCCATAAACAAAATTAAGCAAATAGTTTTTACCAAAGTTGCTCCTTATGGGTTAATAGTTATTTCCACGCTCTCTTCTTACATTTTCGTTTCTCGAAATCGTAAACCTCGCAGATCCAGTAAAAAATATCCATCATCTAGTCTCCCTATTTCTTAACCAAAGAAACAAAAGCAGGATCATCATCAGCTAGAGGATCTTCTGCAAAATAATGATTAGTTAAGCTGATTGGGTACTCGGATTCTATATTTTCGCCAGCATCGTTTTTCCGTGTTTCTATATATGGCGTGGCTTCGTATAACATAACAGCACCTAAATTACCCAAGGCTTTAATCTCAGCTTCCTTATCGTTACTCTCTTTTCGTATTGCAGTTCTATAAGTTTTAACAGCATCAGGGATTGCAGTTCCACCTTCACTAGCCCTGACTGCCATCCAGTCATCTCTAGCTAATATTCTGGATGCTCTCGCATTAACTTGTTCAATCATTTTTTCTTTAAGCGTAGCAACATCCTTACCTGTTTTTGCATAAGTCCCCACAACTTCTTCGGAGCCTACCTCATAAGATAAAGACCCTCGTTGGTAAAATCTGTTATCAACGGTGTTTTCCCTGTAAGGTAGCAAACCAATATTTTTTAATTCTTCTTTACTCCATAGCGTAAAAATATTTTTAGGATATTGCGTATCCCCTATCGTTATACCCTTGTGGCGAGGAATAACTTTGACAACCTCACCTCCTTCAATTTGACAAAACATAATTTATATCTCCTAATTTAATATTAATCCGTTGGGTAAGGTGAAGTTGGAGGCGTAAAATCTGCGTCCCACCTAGCTACATTTGAAATTCTTATTTCATCCATCCAGCCATCAAAATCAGGCACATAAGCATCATTCGAGGTGCCAATGTCTAATGTTGTTGAAACATTTGTACCCTGCATATCACCTGTGTCCGTTTCTTCTATAGTTCCATTGACTATCATGTGCATTGTTCCATCATCCTGACCAACCCCTCCTATTTTCACAACCGCAATATGATACCAAGTATCTACCAGCATAGAAGTTGTTGACCGCACGTTGGTTGTCCCTGCCCCCCCATTTTGTCCGATTGCAGCCTCTAACTTATCTCCCGAATCTAGTTGCAAATAAAAATTAGTGTTTGCATTTCCTACTGCTGACATTTGATTTATTATTGCCTGTTTTGCACCCACGCTTGCAAATCTAACCCAAAGATCAATTGTAAAATCTACCTTTTCTGGTTTCCATATGATGTCATCTGGTACAGACAATTTATCTCCAGACGCATCAAAAAGTATACTAGACGCCCCGAACTTTTTTTGTGCCGTGTCATGTTGAGCATTACCCACAACGGTTATTGTTCTTCCATACGGACTTGAGTCTACGAAAGTTGTACTAGCGTCAGTAGTATCAGAATGTATGAGCAAAAGAGTATTGTGGTCTGGAGTTGGTTCGCCAGCGGAGGTGTCTATTTCAATTTCACACTTCCAATCATCCGTCACATTATCGGTAATGCTTGTGGGGGTGTCATGCCTTCCCGAACCAAAAGTCGCACCTAAATCAGCGACTTTTGAAAATGCAACATCACCGCTTCCGTTTAATTCATCGTCAAAACATATTGCCCAATATTGCTTACCTTTTTCTACTACAGGGTCTGTCAGCGTAAACTGTTTATCTCCCGTTGAGTTTAAATTTACAGTATCGCTGTCACTACCTATTTGGCTGGTAGGATTCGTGCCATCATGACCCCATATTTCAGTATGCGCTGTATAAGAATTTCCGAAACTTGCAACGTGCCATTTAACTCCAGTAACCGTTCCTGATCGTGTGGCAGTAAATAAAAACCCTGTCTCTCTGTATGTGTTTGCATCTCCTTGCGAATTAGAACTTGCCCCACCTTCATTAAAGAACCCATCACGCTGAACTTTTTCGGAGTCTGTAAACTTTAAATCCTCCACATCAACTGTGCCACCAGATGTGTCTGCACATAAAGCAAAACGCATTGAACCGCTATAGGTTGTACCAAACGTCATCACTAGAGAATCGTTGTCCCACATCTTAATCGTGCCACTTTCTCTAGTAATTTTAACCACATCTCCAGAGTCCCAAGTATAGGCATCATTGACCTCATCTGTGTTCCCAATAAAGAAATCGTTTTGTTCCTCATCGAACCAAAATGAATTAGTCATAGCATCCATACCAGCCGAGCCACTATTTGTCCTGTGGTCATCATCTGTCAAAGCGTGTACTCCAAACACTATGTCAGTGAATGCCGCACCTAAAGTAAACTCAACTTCAAAATCGCCATCAAAGGTTGGCAGGGAGTATATAGCTGAATTACCACCTGTTGGATTGACATAAGTGCCAAGAGTATGGTCACCTAGCGCGTTACCAGCGACAGGCCATTCATCATCCGCAAACGTATAGTCCCAATCGTTTGAGGATGGAGCTATTATTTGCTCTCCAGCTACTAATGTTTGTGATACAGGAATTATTAAGGACATTATGAAATCGCCATGTTAAGGTTTCTTCCCATCTCGTGCCAGCAAGCACCGTTGTATCTGAACACGAAATGATCTACTTTATTTAGTGTAGCTGTGCTAGGTGCATCCCCACTCGCTGCAAACTCAAATACTGTGTTCCAACTAACTGCATGACTCCCACCATATTTTATATTAAGAGAAATGAACGCTCCAGTTGCTGGATTTGTTGGGACACCTATAGTTGTAGCTTCAGTTGTCAGGTGGTACGCATTGGGAGCAGCTTGAGCATCCCAAGCAGTAGCATTGGAAGATGAAAAAATAGCCACTTGTGGATAATCGGCACGATCATTAAAGTTGATGACGCCAGTTCCATTACAAGTGAAATCAATATCTCCATTAGCTCCATCTGTAATTTGAATTGTTCCAGAATCTGTGCCACTATTTGTATTTAAGATTAAATCTGTTGTCCCACCCGTAGTTACCGTAAGAGTACCAGCACCATTTGAAGTTAAAGTTGCTGCTGCACCGCTATCTCCAACTTTTACAGTATCGGCTTGCAAGGTTACATCACCAGTGCCGTTTGGGATAACATCAATATCTCTATTTGCGGTTGAAACGATGTCGAAAGTTACAACATCTAAATCCCCACCCAACTGGGGCGAGGTGTCTGCTGCAACTGATAATATTCCAGTATCCGTATCAGCTACAAAACTTAGTACACCGCTACCATCTGTTTTTAAAAGTTGCCCTGCTGATCCATCAGAGGTTGGAAGCGTGAACGTATCTCCGCTGGTGGATTTGATTTTATCAACTGCAATAGTTGAAGCCATGATTTACTCCTTAAATAATAGTTAATTCACCGTTACCAGCGATTGTCCACACTGCCGTTCCTGTTACTGACATTAAGCCCATCAGAAACATATTTTTAGTTGTGGATGTTGTTATAGTATTGTTGGCAGAAATAGTATTGTAATTTGAAAATGTTACACCCACTGTTGTGATATCTGATGCCTCAACCGCATCAACATAAGCCTTGATTGATTGCTGAGTACAAATCTTGGTTGCGCTATCCGAGGCCATGTCATCTTCATCAAGACAATCCGAAATGTTTGCGGTTGTTGGGAAGTCTAGATTTTTGCCGTTTAAATCTAAATCCGCACCTAACTGTGGGGTAGGATCATCCTTGACTTCTAAAATCCCAGCAGTAGCTGAAGTAACAGCAACAAACGAAGTACCATTGTGGACTTTTAAAACATTACTGGTAGAGTCATACCATAAATCACCTTCAGCAGGCGTTGGTGAAGTTGGCGTTGTCCCAGAAATTGTGTATTCAGCAGCGTAACGGTTAACATCAGCAATCGAAGCAGCTACCGTATTTACGTTTGCAATTGATCCACCTGTCAAGTTCACATTGGTGATAGCATTAGATACGGTTTCCATATCATCAATCACACCTGTCGCACCGAGCAAATCCATATCGGTGATTACTGCTGATGTACCTAAAAGTGCCAGATCAGCAACTGCATCTGCTGTGCCAAGTCTTCCAATCTCGGTAGCCTTGGCAGCAACCGCCCCAATATCTGCCCCATCCGCAGCCACTATTCCAATGTCTGATGCATCTGCCGCCACTGCCGTTACATCACTTGCTATTGCCGCCACGCTAGTTACGTTACCAGATATATCTGCAACCGTAGTCGTGTTAGCAGAAATTCCTGCGACTGTAGTTACGTTACTTGATATTCCTGCAACCGTATTTACATTAGCAATATTGGTTGCGACTATATTAGTGTCACCCTCTTTCGCAATGATCTTGTGGTAATTATAAGTATTCAGAGTGACTGTAGAAATAACATGCATACCAAGAGAATCTGCAATCGTTGTACTCTGGTATGTAGCAGGGATACCGTTAATAGTAACAGTCGAAGCACCTAATGTACGTCCTGTAGTAGATACCCCAGAACCATTCACTACCAATCCACCTGCGTTAGCTATGGATACTACCGTACCTGCTCCATCATCTGGATCAGGATTAGTATTAGGGAATGATTGGTCATCAGCAATTGCATGAAAACCACCTACATCATTAACAAGTGAAACAATATCATCCCTTACCGCCTTCGATGTTGGGATAGCTTCATCGGTACTAGATAATGTAGTCTCAAGAGTTACCTCTTCCCAATCACCAGAACCAGTAGCCACCCTACCCATAACTTTATTAGTTGCAGTAGCATCTACAATCTTGGCTAAAGTAACATCACCATCCAATATCTTTGCTGTAACAATTTGGTCGTCCCCAATATGTATGGAATCAATACTTCCATCAACATAGTTATCTGAGTCCACAGAATTAGCAGCAAGGTGAGCGTTGTCTATTGATCCATCAACATAATTATCTGAGTCCACAGAATCTGCAGCTAAGTGTGCATTATCAATACTACCATCTGCATAATGTTCGCTATTAATAGCATCATCAGCAATGTGGGCATTGTCTATACTTCCATCCACATAATGTTGAGAATCAATAGCATCATTTGCTATCGTTAACACACCAGTATTAGAAAGTGTTGCATCCCCTGACACAGCTACGTTATCGAAATCAGTTCCATCTGCAACAAGTATATGTGTATCTGTAGCTGCTACAGTAGCATCAGTTGGTATATGAGTAATTGCTTCTGCCGTATCAAGACGAACATCCTGTGCGTTTGATTCAGTTAAAATCTGGTCTAATTCGTCATCTATACCTTCTGCTGAAATAGGGACAGGAGGGACTGCATCCCTGTCT